AATTGGAACCTTGATAAAGATAATGAGTTCCTGCAACACCAGTTATATTTTCTATCTCACAACGAATTGGAAGAAACGGAGTTGAACACCAAACTCTATCATTAGTGTTTGAGTTATCAAAAGTATGACTTGGAATGGTTTCATTCTTCATCAACCAGGCAAATTCTACAATTCCAGCACCATACCACTCATAATTGATGGAGATCATTTGTTGTTTTGTTGGATCTGCAGTAACTCCAGTGTATCCATTACCATCAAACTTTTCACCATTCCAATCATCTCTGGTTACTCTGGTTTCAGTAACAATTCCTGTTGTGTTACTGCGAATTACATATGAATATGTTCCTCCATCATCCTCAAAGTATGTGCCATTATTATCATCAAACAATCCAAATCTTCTGCGAATACCTACCTGTGGAGTATCAAGACGAATTGCAAATGCAAGAGTTGCAGATCTACCAGGAATGTATCTCATCACACTCTTGGTTTGTCTGATGACTTTACTTCCAGCAGTAGATCCAACTTCCATTATGATATTGCTAGATGCTGGATTATGAGTTGCAGTTCCAACTCCAACTACTCTTTCATCCCATACATCAGTCTCTTTACCATACTGGAAAGTGTTGAAGAATACTGTTTGGAAAGGAGCAACTTTGAGGCGATTGTTGCCAGTAAATTGAGGTCTCCAGTCTGTCTGGTTTCCCCAGTGATCTGCGATATTATAAACTTCAAATAAAGACCTTTCTTGATTTAAGAAGTCTTGTGTAGTCTTATTCCACTGTGCCATTAATTTAAATCCAATCTAACTTTGCAGGATGATACCTTTGAGTGTTTGTAACTTTATAAGGATTATCTGGAGTGTTTACTGAATAAATGTATTGAACAATTGCTCCAGGATATTCGGATTGTAGATGTTCACCTAATTGTTCCCTAGTAGGGATACCATTCTGAGTTCTCATTGTTAAACGATGAGTGTTTCCTTGATAGATCACATCAGCAACAAATTGCTCACCAACCTCTTGAGCTTGAGGTTCTTGTGCATTCATATAAAGATTTCCATTGAAATCTCCTGATATATTTACACTCTCCGAAATAAACTGTTTAAATGTTTTCATCTTAGTTGCAGTTCCATTTTCTTAGTGATTTATTAATTCTTGAATCTGGATCCCTGGCAGTTTTTGCCGAAGTAAGTTTTGCTTTCATTCCTTTCATTCTTGAACAAAAAGATTTTCTTCTGTTTGCCGATTTAGATCCGGGTTTTAATTTAGATGGTTTTGTTGTAACCGCAAGAGAAAGTTTTGAACCTGGATTTTCTCTACGATATGAAGCAATTCCCGCTTTATTTAATCCGCCTTCGGGATTCTTACCTTCTTTTCTCTGCCAAGCTGGAGTGCCTTCTTCAAGTTCAACTTCTTCTCCTATTGGTTTTACATAATTTTTACTTGCTCCTGGTTTTGCAGAACTTCCACCTTGATAACCAAACTGAACTAAAGGTTGTCCTGGTTGAATTTCTGATGTTGAATGATAAAGTACATTACATCCAGGATAAACCTTTTGTAATTCGTCGTTAATTTCTTTGCGAGTTGGAAGTTTTGCCTGAGGAAAGAACATTTTTAATGAATGATACTTTCCTCTCCAAGAAAGTGTTGCTGCAATCACATTTCCATTCTGTGCTTGAAGTCTAGTCACTTCATCAATTTGAGATTTAAATCCTTTAATTGGCTCTGGTTTAATTAGATCAACCACTTCGGCAAAAGTATTTCCATTAGCATCCTCTACTGTCTCTTCTGCTTTTACACAATTTGGATATCTCTTTCCAAACATTGTTTTCATACCTTTCTTTTTATATCCAGCCCAGCACTTTTCACTCAAGATTTCATCTAAAATTTTGTCTGTTAATGTCTGCTCTTCCATTTCTCCACTAGCAACATAGTCTGCTGCGGTGTCAATATAATCGGCTGCTTTAGTAATTTTTGACTGAACCCATGCTTCAAGATCTCCTTCACCTTTGCCTACTTTTGCTTGAAGTTTTTTAACAGCATCAACAATTGTATTCAATTCAGATCTTGCCATCGAATATTCATGATCCTTCACAGATACTTTATCCCATGCCTTACCACCATAAGAACACTCAGATCTTGTTTCTCTTTTATCACATAAAGGACAATATCTCTGCTCTTCAACTGCTTCTGATTTATTTCCCCAATTATCTGCACCAGCTTTACGACACTTAACTAATGCACCCGAAGCATATGCTGAAGGCCAAACACTATAGCGAGACTTTACTTTATGGTAGCAGGCATCTTTAGTTCCACTACCCTTGCCCTTTTTATCCTTTACTTCTTGCAAATCTATTTCTTCTTTCATCTTTTTTTTCGGTTTATCTGTGGGAACATAGGTTGGTTTTGCAGCACCTGTTTTTTGTTGCTGTCCAGGATCTGCTCTTCTTTTTCTTGCTGCTGCAGAATCTCTTTCTGCCTGCGTCATACTTGCTCTTTTTGAAGAAGAAACACACTTGGGAACGCCTTCTCCAGGTTCGTCACTTGCACAAGTTCCACCAGTTTTTACATTTACCCAACCAGGTTTTCCATCTTTTGATCGACTACTCCCGAACCAGTCACGAAGACTTTCGTTTACATCTTTGAATTTTTTATGTTCTTTTTTAGCAGATGCTTCCATCTTTTTTAAACGAGTGTAGTAATCTGGGATTTCGTCCAAGTGTTGAAGTGCAATATCCATAGCAAGTTCATGATCTTTTGTATGCTCATGTTCAATAGGTTCACCCATATCAAGTTGCTTCTGTATAAAAGAAACATCAAGACGATGCTTCTTTGCAATTTGCTCAACTGTTTTATGTGACTTGATCTGTGGCATTATTCAACTGGTTTTGATTTAGTCTGTTCACCCTTTGCCCTTTTCTTTCTCCCTGCACAATGAGCACGTTGAGAGAAACCTTTTGGACTGGAGCAATCAATACTCTTTTTATATTTATTGCTCCAGTCTTCTTGAAACTGTTTAAACGTTTTCATTTTCTGTTTGTTGCTTTAAGAATTTTGCTAGATCGGCAGTAGATCCTACAAAAAGAGCATTATTAACTGTTGTTGGACCTTTAGATGGTTTATTCTCTTCAATGTCTTTGAGTTTCTTTTGCAAATCCATTAATTTATCAGTTGCATCTGCAACATTTTTAATCAATTGTCCAGCAACTTCATATGCTCTTGGCATTTCACTTTCTTGTGCTAATTCCAAAATACCATTGATTGCTTCTTGTCCCTTTTGTATTAGAGAGTAAAGATTACCCCTAGTATACTCATAATCTTTTTTAATATCTTCTGATAAAGAATTGATATCTTCTATTTTTTGGGATAAAGATTCTTTTTCAGAAGAAATAATATCTCCTGAAACATCAAATGTATTATTTAATTCGTCGAATTTTTTTGTCATTTTCACAAAACAGATCCACTGAATCCGAAATCATCCCCCTCTTCTATTAGTAAGTTATCTGCCGCAGTAATCGATTTAATAGGAGCACCTGATAAGTGAGATGTAATAGTAGTGTCATCTTTACCACGTTCAACTGTTAGAATATTTCCAGTCTTAAGTTTTACATAGAGTTCTTCGCCTTCAATGTCTAAATATGTATTTGCAGAAATAGAACTTGAATCATTTACTTCGATTAAAGTATCTGTTGTGGAAATATCCTTTGAAAGATTGGTTACAATAATGCCAGTATAATTTTTGACAGCTCTTGGTTGCGCGGAATAAACAATTTCTCTTGTTGATGTAGAAGAAGGATCTCCAGCAGTAACACTGATAGTAGATTTTTTGATAATATCTTTTGTGGCAGCAGAAATAGGTCCAAAAAGATATGTTTTTGCAGTAAATCTTAAAGTGTAAATTAAAACTCTTCTAGTAGTAAAATTTCCTTCATAATCATCAGTCATTGTTATATTTTCTAGAATGATCGGAATATCTCTTTTTTCATCTATAGAATCTACCAATCTTATAGTCATACTATAAGATGGTTGAAAATATGGTAAAATTTGTTCTACTACTTGAAGAGCATCATCATTCAATTTGCACATAATATTAAGATCAAACTGTATATTATATGGAACTGGCATATATGTTTTTTTTACCACCGTTCCGTCAGTAGAATCTTTTGAAGTAAATGATTGAGTTGTTGTTACTTTTCTAGCTGAATCATATGTTATACCAGTCATTTCAAACGACATTCTTGGAAGAGTCATTTGAACTGGTTTACTTAAATCCGGAGATTGCTCCAAACGTGCAAGAAATTTCTGAGTGGGACCGTAAGCTAAAGGTACTTTAATTACGCTTGTTACTTGATCTGAGTCATTAGTATGTTTTATACTTATATTGTTAAATAAAGAACCAAACCCTATGATAGTTCTTCTAAAAATTTCGTGATAAAAATACTCAAACATAGCATTGACTTTTAGTATTACTATTTAACAGTTTTTAAACTATGGCATTCCGAATGGATTTTGTTCTGAAAAATCAACAATAAAGTCTGCTTCAGATTCAATATCTTTATTATCAGCGTATCCATCAGCAATTGGATCTGAGTCAATTTTACTCAACATGTAGAAAGCACTTGAAGCTGCTCCTACAATATTTTCTCCTACTACAAATTCTCCACTAACCGTCGATATTTCTAGTTTATTTGTAACTGCGTTCCAAGACTTGACTCTTGCTGTTGTACCACTCTTTGATCCCGTTATTAGTTCATTAAATTCATATGTTCCAGCTCCAGTGAGATTTGGATTTGCAATTCTAATTGTAGGTGCAACCGTATATCCTAATCCAGCACTTGTAATTCTTATCGATGTGACTGATCCCGCAGCACTAACTACAGCGTAACCAGTGGCTGATATAATTCCAATAGAACCTACTCTACTAAAAATAACATTGGGTGATGTAGAATATCCAGAACCACCATTTGTAACTGTTATAATTCCAACAATTCCATCTCCTAAAACTGCTGTTGCTGCTGCTCCAGATCCACCACCACCAATAAAACGAACCCCAGGTGTTGTAGTGTATCCATATCCTGGATTTATAAGTTCAACGCTTTGTACAGATTTTGCACTTGGATTTACATTATCATTACAAACAACAATTCCGCCTATCATTACGGCAGATGCAATACCCGTTTTGCCTGCAGGAGGTGCAGAAGATATTCCTACAGTTGGAGTTGACGTGTATCCACCACCCCTATTTGTAACTGTAATGAGTCTTATACCGTTGTTTATCAATCCAGTAACTGCAGTTGCAGTGACTCCAACTCCAAGTAGTGTTAAAGTTTGAGTAACACCAACGGATCCAATTTCACTACCAGTCCCTTCTTCATTTGTTCCATCAAATGCATCGTCAACATCGGGATAACCAGTATCGATAACTTCATCTTCATACCTAAAGAGTTCACAACGCAACTCATATGTATAATTTTTCATTAATTGATAAAAAGGTTTTTCGTGTTCAACATATTTAATTTCAAATATACGTTTGCCTAGAGGAAAATATATTAAATCTCCCTCTTTTGGACGATTTGCAATTTTGATATTACTTTTTGCTTGAATGAGGGGAGTTATGTA